ATTTTTGTTTTCATATCAAAATAAATGGGACAACTCGAAGCAGTAGAATCTATATCAGCATTTAAGGCTATCCTTTGGATATTTTATCCAATGGCAGCTTTAGTATTTGCAGAACTGTTATTGAGAGCCATGAATGATGACGATGATGATGATTTTCAAGGGGGAAAGGGAGTTAGGGTTGCTCAGATGCAACCCTTACCAGTCCCTTCTGCATCATGATAGATGTACAACATCCCTATTGGAGATTCGCTGAACGTTGGAATGGACGTTTAGCAATGGTAGGAGTAGTTTCTTTAGTTTTAATCAAATGCCTTTCATAGTTTTCGGTTGTATCTTAGCAGCCACAGCATACAGTAATGTATTTTCAGTTGTATTTCAATGATACCCTTAGCAATTCTATTAACTTCCATACCTCCAGGCTCTAGAGACTTATTAGAGTTTGGATTTTTTGTCGCAGTTGGTATGACTGCAGGCTCAATGGGGTTGATATGATCTTTTTAATTTCATTAATGTCCTTTGCAAACTTTGTATTCTATCCTCTAGTGATAGGATGCATCGTTGCATTTATTATTGAGTCTATCTTTAGAGCACAGAAGAAAGCACCTCAAGTGCTTAGGTCTATGGCAGTAAGGAAATATTTTTGGAGACAAGCATGGTTGTTCAACATCATATGGTTTGTTGGATACTTCAT